TAAAAACTGGCGGTGACCCAAGTGCAATTAATGATCAGCTTGTTAAGTTAGGCCAACAGTTTAAGTACGCGCCACAGAAGCCATTAATTTTGCCGCCAGAGCAGATTGATATTAATTACCAAGGTTTTGCTGCTGGTGGCGCTGCTAAGAAAGTACTTGAGCACGCACGCAAGCTGCCGTTTGTGCACTTCTCACAATCACCGTCAATCATTGAGTTAGACCCGCGCATGTACGGTCGAGGCATCAAGGGTCAAGAAGCATCACGTTTGGCCAATGCACCAGACATTAAACCACGCTCATACTTTTACGTTGACAAACCAGACGTTAAGCCTGAGCCAGGATTAGGCCCACACAAATACCAGGGTGTTGCAGAAGGTATTTACCCACTGCACGAGGACCCACTGGGGCTGTCTGCAATCGCCAAACAAAAAAGCCTTGACCCGTATCTAATGAGTCAAGGCATTCAGCAAGTTAACGAGGCACAGCACCTCAACGAACTCGAGCGTCTAATCAAGCAAGCCGGTTATCGCGGCTATGCAAATGACGATGTTGGTTTGTTGTTTGAAAGAACTCCAGTTAAAAAAGCAGTCGAAGAAAAAGCCGGCGGCGGTAAAATTGGTACGTTGGAGTCATTAGCAAAAAAGATATTACCCGCCGCAGAGCGGGAGGCCAACAAGGCTAAGTTTTTAGAAAACACAAAAGCCGTTGATGCGCAAGGAAAACCTTTAACAGTTTATCATGGTACATCAGTTAATGAAGATTTTGATGCTTTTAAAAAGAAACCAAGATGGATCCATGTAACCGAGGATCCAGTGGAAGCGAGCATTTATGCTAATCCTGGCTACGGACAATTAACGTCGGGGGAATCGCCAAGAGTTTTGCCTTTACATTTAAATACAAAAAACCCCTTGGTTCTTTCACCTAGTGATTTAGAAATGGCTAGTTTTTTGCCATTTAAACAACGGCAAAAAGAATGGATTGAATTAGCTAAGCAACAGGGCAACGATGCTATTTATAATCCTCATACAAAAACATGGATGGTTCCGGAACCAAATCAGTTAAAATCTGCAATTGGAAATCAAGGAACATTTGACCCCATGAGCAAAAGCCTTACCAAAAAAGAAGGCGGCACTGTGTTTAACCCAGAGGGTCCTGGATATGATTACCAAACAGCTTTAGCTTACGGCATGGGCCCAACTGGCACTGGAGAAGATTTAGGTCACTGGGGATCGGTTGCGCCAACATCGGATGATGAGCGCATGTTAAAAGATTTGCCAAGAGATAGTTATGTAATGCTCAAGGGTAAAACGCACGAGACATTTAAAAAAGCTGAAGAGGCAGAAAAAGAACGCGGCTCCAAGATTGTAAAAATTGGAGACCGCTACTATTCAATACCGAAATAGTTACTTCCGGTAACGCTTGCCGTGCCAGCCCTCCGCTGCGAGAGGAAAATCGGGAGCCCACGAAGGTGGCGTAGTCATTATCTTGATTACGTCGGCCATTGCGGACTCCCCGTTTTGTTCTTCAACGAGGAGTAAGACTTCATCATGCACGCTGTTGATCACTTCGTAACCGGCCTTATCAAGGTTAAGCATAGCCACGGCAAGAAAGTCCCGAGCGGTACCCTGTACAGCGGACTGGAAGATACTACTGCCAATCAAAGCATTCCTGGTCCACTGCCTGCTGTAGGTGTTCTGGCTGTGGACACTCACACCGAGCTTCTCAGTCCCCCAGGGGGTTGGCAACAGCTCGAGCTCTGGCCTCTGCCAGCAGATCAATCGCCCACTGGGTAAGCGCATCCACAGCGCGTTCTTCGCATACTTCAATATAATCTTACTGCCTGCCGCAAACGGTGATCCTGGGTTCTGCACCGCATTCATTGCCGCGGCCTCACACGCACCCCACAACTCTTTGACTAACACGTACGCGCTACGGTAATTATCTACGGCGTTTTTTGCTTGTGGCTCGGTGAGCTTGACTCCCATTCCTTCCGCATACTTGACAAGACCCTTTGAGCCCTGTCCAAACATTGCCCCAAGTACAGCGGACTTAGCAACTTGTCGCTGATCTTTTGTGACTTCTTCGTAAGGCACTCGGTAAAGCGACTGAGAAGCAAACATTTTGTATTCATCTAATCCCTTTCTAAACATCTCCACCTTGTCTTTTTGTCCGGCTAACCAGACGCCTACTCGGTTTTCAATAGACGAGAAATCAACGTCCACAAAGGTTTTTCCATCCGGCGCCTTGATTCCACTTCGAACAAGAGAGGATAGCTCTCCCATGCTACCAGTCGCCTGATCAAAAACTCGAGGTATACATCTCTCAATTTCTTCATCGGATAGAGTAGGCCGAGCGATATTCTGTAGGTTAAGTCCACCACGACTAGCCCAACGCCCAGTACTAGCCCCATGATAGACAAGCGTATTTCTGATTCTTCCTTCACGTTGTATCTCCAACATTTTAGCGTACTTAGCCACGCTAGTCTGGCTACCTTCCTGGCGCAACTCAAGCGCCCTTTTTATTACCGGGAATATGTTGCACTGCAGCATTTTTGAGACGGTCTTCTCGGTCATGTCCGGCATGGGTGCGTGCGGAATCTTTTTATTGATCCAGGTCAATAGTTTCTCCCGCTCACTGGGCTTACAGCCGGTCAGGGCCACGCACTCTGCGTCAATGGCATCCTGGGCGTTCTTGACCGCTAGGACGGCATTTTGGAGCTCTCTAGGGTCCACTGGCACGCCTCGGATGTTGATCCGCTGGGTGAGGGTCCAGACTGCCTGTTCGACGTCTTCTAGGGGCCTTAAAACGCTTCCTATGGCCATCTCTGTGCGTACGTCTTGGGCACAGTAATCAAAGAGCTGTTTTAGCAGTTCGGGGTCGTTGTTAAAATCGCCCTTGCTGTTTGGCTTGCACAACTTCTGAATAAGCCTTTTGCCAATAGGGTCTTTCTGATACTGGGCATCTAGGAATGCGCCGGCGTCATCAAGGCTCTGTGGGATGTTGTTGGCTGCTGCGACCGCCATCGTATCAACGCACTGCTCGAGCTTTAGCGGGGGCCAGCCGTACTTCGGTACGCAGACACAGTTCCAGATCGTGTACTCGAACATGGCGTTCCAGGCTGCTATCTTGCCACCTTCTGCAACGTGGTCGATAAGTTCGTATAGTTGTGGTTTAAAATTTAATTGCTCTTTTGTGGTGCTACTAACTTCCACATTGTCGGGTGTGGTGCCAAACGCAATACACAAGACTTCTGTGCTTGGGTCGTTGGCGTAGTTGTCAAGGCCAACATCTGGCAGGTCGGCCATACTGCGTGTTTCGAAATCGATTGAATAAATCATAGTGCTCCTTAGGCTATCCGACGTATCGGTAAATATACTAATGCAAAAAAGAGGGGAGCCGAAGCTCCCCAAATCACCACCATGTGAAATGTTTCCCAATCGGTAACTTTTTCCTATTTTTGCTAACTTTTTCTTACGTTATTCCCGATTGGTAAATTTTTTATATTTCGCAGACTCCGGCCGAGCACGCTAACTGCTGAGCGCCCTCAACGTTGTCTGTTACTTCTTTGAACTCTTCCCACTTGATTTGGGGGACTTTGGCTTTGAGCTCGTTGTATTCTTCTTCGGTGCACTCTTCGTACGGGGCTTGGCGGTAGGTGCCGCCGTCGTACGGGAGGTAACTAACCCCTGAGATTTCATCGAAGTGATCCCAGGTCCATGCACCAACTGAAGGCCAGTCTTTTTCTTCGACGGAGATTGTGACTGAAGGCTTATGTTCACACCAATGTCGCTGATACGTGAGCCAGAGTTCCAAATGTGATATAGGTCGAACATCTGCTCGGGTGATTCCGGCGGGTGCTTTTTGAGGAAAGCTAAACACAACTGTCTGATCCGGTTTATAAACGCACGCTTCATTTGGGATTCCTTGCTGGATTAAGAACTGTGTAAGAGGGTCCTTTTTATCGCCTCTAACTCTGCGGATATAGTATTTACTATGTCTTGGGTGTATTCCAGATGCGCTATCAACAAGCTGACTGACGGTTCCGGATGGTTTAACGCAAGTGATCGCAGCACTCTTAGGTATTCCGAGCAGAGCTGCGTATTCCTCATTGGTTCTTCGAGCTTCCTCTCGAAGTCGTGATAAGAGTGCATTTAATTCTTCTCCTTGTGTTGTTAATAAAGGGTTGTCGTAAATTCCTGTAAGCGACACTCCCAACAATCTTTCTTCCTCGGTGTTACGCTGCCACACTTTGCGCAAATACGGAAACTTTGTAAAGGTAGCCTGTATTGTGCCAAGGATCGAAGCAATTCGTACCTTTCTAAGAAGCGTCTCTTCAGTGTCGTCATGTCGTACTACCGCCTCAGTGAGATTACAAAATTGGTAGGGACGTAAAATAATCTCACTACATGGATTAGTACCAAACTCGAAGTTTGGATCACGGTGGCCGTACTTAGCCACTGTCTTCTTTGCCGCTTCTCTGTTGAAAATGCCGCGCTCTCCGGAGTGCGAATTATATAAAGAGAGCCACTCCTCCATGAATTTTCCAACCGTAGGAGTCTCGTTATAAACCGCACTGTTATTGGCCAAAGCTCGATGAGGAGCTGTCTCCCACCACGGACCTGCTTTAGCATGACGAATCCTTTCATCATCAAGATCAGACAACGAGATCATAGCCGAGCGGCGTACACCACCCACGACGACAACCTCACCAATTTTACACATCAAGTCGTGGCACTCTAAGCTATGCAGTTTACGACCGGCTGCGTGCTTGAATGTGTTAACGGTAAACTTAAACAGATCAACTAATGGTTCCGGCCCGGAAGCTCTTCCACCAAATGTTTTGAGTCGTGTTCCCGCTGGTCTAACTCCGCTAACATCCCACTTAGGGATCTCGCCTGCGTAGAGATGTGCAATGAGTAGGCGGAGCGATTTGGCCCATCCTTCTTTGGAGTCGTGGACGACGATGGTGTGCTCGGAGTCAAATAGTTTTTCTGGCACTTCGGGCAGGTTGCTAATGTATTTGGATTCCACTGAGAATCCGACTCCAGTACCGCAGAGCAAGATGAACATCGCCTCATCGAACGACTTCGGGTCATCCACTGGGAGATACGAGCAATTATAGACACAGGTGTTATCACGATCAGCACTCTTTCCGGCCGTCATCATGGCACGCATGGACGGCATCAAATCTAAGTTATGGATAGCATCAAAAATTTCATTCTTTAATTCGGTGTTACTTTGTATTGCCGGGGTGCGACTAAAAATATATTCTACGTAACGATTTACTGTTTCTGCCCAGGTCTCTCTGCGTTGCTTGTCATCGATAAAACGGGCATAACGACTAGCTGCAATATATTCTTGATATTGATCCATTGTTTTTATATTAAGTTAGATGGTGGATAAAAAGGGGAGGACGCAGTTTCTACGTTCCTCCCCCGACCTACGGGTACTACTAATTAAGCGTTTTCTAAGTAGGCGTTAAGCGTCTTAGTAAACTTATTGGCGTGGCTGCGCTCAGCTTTTGCCAATGTCTCAAACCAATCGGCGATCTCTTCAAAGCCCTCGTCGCGTGCGACTTTGGCCATGCCGGGATACATATCGCTGTACTCATGTGTCTCGCCAGCGATGGCCGACTTCAATGCCTCTTCAACGGTCTTGGCAGGCAAGCCAGTCTCAGGATCACCACTACCGCCAGCGATCAAGTACTCCATGTGGCCATGTGCATGGCCAGTCTCACCTTCCGCCGTTGAGCGAAATACCGCCGCTACATCGTTGGCACCTGCTACGTCTGCAACGTTTGCAAAGTAGAGATAACGACGGTTAGCTTTGGATTCGCCGGCGAATGCTTCTTTCAAAGACTGTTCAGTCCTTGTTCCTTTTACTTGTTTTGACATAATTTCCTTATACGGCAAAGTCAGCTGCCGCGGTAGTACTACCGCCTAACTTCTCGCCGTCTTCTAGTTTTTGAACATTGTTCAGGCCGCATGCGATGCCCTTAGAACCCTGAGCATTGTATGGGTAGAACGTGATTGATGCGCGACCATAGCAACCGCTATAGAACTCGCTCTGATCCAAGATGGGGTTGAGATCTTGATCTACAACGCCAGGCTTTTGCACTGAGTTTGCGTTGATAAAATAGCAACCTTCGTATGCTGGATCTTCTTTCTCCGCATCGCCATCGCGCAGACCACCTTTGAGATTCTTAGGTACTGCACCGCCAAAATAACCTGCGGATGATGCCTTGGTCTCTTCAAATGCTTTTTGCAACTTGGCAATCGTCTCTTTGTCAGACTTGGGGATGATGATGGAAACGGAGTACTTTGGTGTGCCTCCCTCAACGGATGCCTTGGGAGCAAATACGTTTGCGTAAGAGAAACGTACCTTACCGGTTACTACTTTTACTTTAGTGCTTTGTGTCATAAATTACCTTTTTAACATTAGAACTGGTCTTCAATAGGGGCCAGCTCGTCTACCCTTTACTATATGTACTAATGCAAAATTATTGACTGACATTTTTCACAGTATGAAAATCCCAGTAACGCAACCGACCGTGATAATAATCGGCCAGTGTTTTTTCTTGCTCATCCCGAATACGTTCTAGTTCTTCTTGAGATAATTTTTCTTCATGCGTCGTAGAATATACCATGCCTCTCCATCGCTTTCTTCATCGCCATCGCCTGAATAAAATCAGACAAATACTCCGGCTCGTATAACATCTCGGGATCCTGCGCAACTAGGTCTAATACATGACTGACTGAGTCGCGGAGCATTGTGACCTCCTCATGCTTTCCACTACCGGGGAGGACATCAAAATCCTTGACAAACTTTTCAATCATCAGGTCAGGAACTTCAAATTCCGCATTGTAAAATTTCACTTTCATTTAGCAACGAGCACCAGTCCAGCATTTCCAATAGCGTAGCCGATGAACATGATGCCGGTGCCAACTGATCCCTTAAAAAATTGTTCGATGCCCACGTAAAGATACACAAGCCCCATCGCGGCGATTAACCATGCGCTCATTTTTTACCACCAATTTTTTGTTGATTAAATTCGCAATGTTTGTTGTACCCCATCTTGTAGCAGGGACAATGACGCGACAAAATAAACTGAATGAAGCGCTTGATCATTTAAAATCCTCCGCCGCTGTCTCTTTGACACGGACCAGTTTTGGCGCGCCCTCAGGGCGTTGTACCAGCTCGCCCAACCAGGCGACTACTTGACCCTTGGGTCGTAGCTTTTCTAATGCTGCGATGGATTTTAGTTTTGGTTGCTCCCAGATCTCTGTCTCAGGCAATCCTTTTTCTTTTAATACCTCGGCTGCGAGTGTTTGATCGGTAATCTTACGGTGCGTTACCGAAGTAGATAGCTCAAAGCCACGGGGTATTTTGTTTTCTTCTACAGCTTTTTGCAGTGCGTACTCTTCTACATCACTAACCCACTGCCGTAAATCTTGCGCCTTAGCTAAAACGTTTTGTAACTCTTCGTCGTCTAAAAGGGGCGGCGCTTTAAACTCCTGCTTAGCGAGTTCTGTATTGAAGTCAGCACGAGCGCGGCATTGTGCTTTCGCTTTGCAGAATTGACAATGGTCACCGGGAATAAATTCGCCGGATCCACTCCATGCTTTCTTTGCTTTAGGTTTAACAAAATAGTTGGCCCAATCTATTAGTTTATGCACCGAGGTGCCGTCAGTACTGATACTGTCCAAGCGAGGCTGATGGATCGTGTAGGATACTTCTTTGATGTCCGGATACTCTTCTTTAAACTTGGAATAAGCACCCAACGCATATAGTCGTAGCTGGGTGTTGTCGATCGCGGAGACAGGCACACCTTTTCCAAACTTGAGGTCGATGACACGAATGGCGTGCTTAGAAAGTATAACCACATCGGCTGTACCAAAACCGTCAGGAACGTAATCAGAGAAGTCCACGCGCTGTTCAAATAGCGGGGTATCACCTTCACCGATTTGACTGCGCACATATAAAACGTAATTATCGACGTTAGCCTCGAAATCGTCGTTGTAGTAGGGTGTGTTTTTAATGATCTCATATTCTTTTTCAAACTCCTCAATTCCAATTTGTCCAAAATGATGCCGTAGTTTTGCTTCGGCCAGCGAATGGGCCATCGTGCCCTCTTGACTGAAGTCAAAAGATCCGGGTGCTTTTTTAGGTTCGGGGAGCGTTGCCTCTAGGCGTGCGCTTGGTGTGCAAGTCAACCATCGTTTAGACGCTGAGGCTGATAGAAGAGCGTGTGCGGTCATCTTATTCTTTCAATTCAGTTTATCGTATATACACTAATGCAAAAAATTAAGGGCCTTTCGGCCCTTTTTTGCTAAAATTGAAAGTTTATTTTTCTTATGACTTTAGGGCGGAAATCAAGTTAGCTATCTCTTTTTGGAAATCTACCTTGACCTCTGCCTTGAGATCGATTTTAGTATCCCGCGTCTCTCGGTAGTCCTGCTGAAACTGGCCGCGTAATGCGATCTCTGCCAGGCGGCTGTTGTAATTCTTGTTGTCTACGTTAGCCAGGAGTTCACGCTCCCAATATGCCTGAGCGTGCACGAGTGCTAAGTCTAACGCGTCGGCAAACTCCGGATATTTTTTGCTGTACGTGTCCGCTGTCTTTTTACTGATGCCAAGATCAGACCACATCATTTTTTGGGACGCGCCTAGCTTACCCAGTTCAATCATACGATTGCACATGGCTGGGTCATACTTTGTTGCTGGTAGCTTTGGGTTTGCTTTTTTAGCTGTCATTTCTTTGCTGTTTTGGCTGACTGAATAAACGCGTCTTTGGTGGGCGCGCCAGGATCACCGGGCTTGCGCATCTTCTCGCCAGACCCGCGCTTGATACGCTCACGTTTAGCGGCGATGTTGGCATAGAGGCCGGGCTTTGTAGATCCGCCTGCTGCCATTTTTGGTAGTGTTTTAAAGTCATCCATAAATTAACCCATAGGTTATACACCAGAGCTCTAAAATTAACTTATAGGTTATAAATAGAACGATTGGTGTGATTGTTAAATAGAAAACGTCTTTTGTCGTCATGTGTCTGGTGGAGTAGCACGGTACTGCCCCGTGGTCCGCTGGGTTGCATTTCAGCCTTGGCCCCTCGTCGAAACTATACCTACCCCATGTTAAGAAAGTCGGCACTTATTAATAAATGCCGACAATTTGTATCAGAATACTGCAGTAATACGGTTGATTCGTTTAACACCATCCACGAGCTGTGTCTCTACTGCGTTGCTGATGAACTTGTTCATCTCGATCGCGTTGTCAACGATCTCGTGCATTGTGGGGAACTTAGGCGCGTTCTCAAGCGCTTTTTTGCCGGCCTCGTCAAGTAATTCCCACGCCTTTAACTGAGCGTTGTATTGCTCGGTCAAAAACTCTTTAGACGTCTTGAGTAGGTCGTAACGTAATTCAAATGGATTCATGTGTTTCTCCTGTGTGTAGTGTATGTAAAGTAGGGGGACGGAGCGCCTCCCGGCGAGTCCTATTCTACCCCTATATCTACTAATGCAAAATCTACTGCTTTTCCGCCCCATCTGGTTTAATGATTAGCCTATCGCGCTCTGCAGCACGA